AAACTGTTGATGAGAATTACATTGATGGCAAGGCTGGTAAAGAGAAAGACCAAGAATATGGCAAAGCTGGCAAGAAAGTCAGTGGCGACCAAGATTATAAGAAAGTCTCTAAGGAATGCTATGAGAACGTTATTAAAGAACGTGATGATGCAGTTGCCGCAGTCGGTCATTATAAGAAACAGATCAATGAAGTTAATTTGTTAAATGCAAAACTTCTTTATACAAACAAATTGTTCAAGAACTATCCATTGTCCAATGAACAAAAGATGAAAATCGTCGAGACTTTCGACTTGACCCAGACGTTGCGTGAGGTCAAGATCGCATACACAAGTTTAGCTGAATCGTTTAATTTTGGTAAATCAGCGGTTAAAAAAACCAATACTGCTGCAAAAACTATTACCGAAGGATTAGCAAGTAAAACAGTAGCATCAACGAAGCCCGCTCCTAGCGTAATTGTTGAAAATACTAGCGCACAAGCAAAGAGATTCCAACTTCTTGCCGGAATCAAAGCTTAATAAAATAGTAATGGTGAGAAAAATTAAACTATAAAGGAAAAATATATGAGTGATATTAAGTCATTATTGACAAATAATCAAAACCCTCAGACCCGTTTGATGGAAGAAACCCGTCAATTGCGTGGTAAGTGGGAAAAGACTGGCTTGCTTGAAGGTCTTAAAGGGATTGATCAAGCTAACATGTCTATCTTGCTTGAAAATCAAGCACAACAACTATTAGGTGAATCTACCGCTACCGGTACTTCCGCAAACAGTGAACAATGGGCTGGCGTAGCTCTCCCACTCGTTCGTCGTGTGTTTGCTGAAATCGCTGCGAAGGAATTCGTCAGTGTTCAGCCTATGAACCTCCCATCTGGTCTTATTTTCTACTTGGATTTCAAGTATGGTAATACCGTTGAAGGTAAAGTATCGAACAACTCGTTGTTCGGTGGTAACGGCATCAAATATGGTTCTACCGACGCAGCCGTTGGTGGTCTTTATGGTGCTGGTTCTGGTTACTACACAGTTAACCAATACACAAGTTCTGCTTACAGTGTAACTTCTTCTGCTGCTATCGCCACAACGGTAACACCAGATGCATATTATTCTGCTAGTGCCAATGACTTGCAATATGACAGTACCTACACAAGTGGTAGTGTTGTCACAACGGCAAATCTTTGGAGAATCGACGTGAATCTTAGTGCGAACTTCTCAAGTTCTGATTTCGCAATCAATGATTCGTCCCTCCCATTAAGTAACATCTTCAATGCTGACTTAAACAGTGTTCGTGGATGGTTCTTGTCAGGCAGTTCTTATACAACTCTCGGACAATTCAATCAAGCTAGAAACATTGGAACGCTCTCCGCTCCACAATATGTTGCTACCTTAGTTGTTTCTGGTGCTATCAATGGTGGTACTGGTTCAAATGCCTTCGGTTACATCGCTTATCAGAAGCAGCCGAATGACAATAGTCGTGGTGATTTCGAAGATGCAAATCCAGCGTCATCCAACGTATTGAACAGTATTGGTATTCCTGAAGTCAATTTGCAACTCAATAGTGAACCTATTGTTGCTAAGACTCGTAAGTTGAAAGCCGTTTGGACACCTGAATTGGCCCAAGACTTGAACGCCTATCACAGTATTGATGCAGAAGCTGAATTGACTGCATTATTGAGTGAATATGTATCGATGGAAATCGACCTCGAAATCCTCGACATGTTAATCACTGCTGCTCCAGCTTCCACAACGGATGCATGGTCTGCATTTATCGGACGTGAACTTGTTAAGAACCCTGTCGTTACTGGACAACCAGCTAACTTCACTGTTCAGCAAGATAACAGTTACAAGACTGCTTACGTCAAATCCACATGGTTCCAAACTCTTGGTAACAAGATTCAAAAAGTAAGTAACACTATTCACCAGTTGACTCTCCGTGGTGGTGCTAACTTCTTAGTTTGTTCTCCATCTGTCGCAACGGTCTTGGAATCGATCCCGGGCTATGTTGTTAACACTGACGGTGATAGTGCCAAGTTCGCAATGGGCGTGTCTCGTGTTGGTAGCTTCGCAAGTCGCTTCCAAGTCTACAAGAACCCATACATGACTGAAAACGTCATCTTGGTTGGTTTCCGTGGAAATAACTTCCTCGAAACTGGTGCAGTATATGCTCCATACATCCCACTCGTTCAGACTCCATTGGTGTACGATCCAATTAACTTCACGCCAAGACGTGGTGTATTGACCCGTTATGCTAAAAAGGTGGTCCGCCCCGAATTTTACGGAAAAATCTATGTTGCGGACTTGAACCAAGTCTAATCATAACGGACCTGTA